TTTCCGCTAAATCAATAAAGTCTGGGATTTTTTCATCAAGGTCAGCGCGGTTTAGCCAATCCCCGATTGCAGTCTTTAAATCTGCGTAGGTTGTAATTGCCATGTTAAACTCCTAAGATTGGCCTTTTTTACCACGGTTAGACGCTACAATCTACCCGCGCGAGTTCTGAATACTTCGTTGTCGCGGTCGTTCAACCACTTCTTGAACGCCACTGGATCGTCTGCAATCCCACGACGTTTAAGATCATAATACACGTTTAATGGAATAGACGCTACCTTGTTGACATCGCGGTATCTATCCGGCGTGTCGTTGTATTGACGCTTATTCGCTTCGGCGATCGCCGTGACATCTTGCTGCGTCTCAATGACATACTCCCCGTTGTCTTTGACGTGCCAGTATTGTGTGATGCCGGTAAGCGGATCTCGTCCAAATAGTCTTCTTTGTCCCATAAAGTCCCCCAGAAATGAGAGGGGCGACCGAAGCCGCCCCGTCAGCTTTATGATACGTTCAAGTCTGCGACAACAGCGTGCGCTGCTTCGTTCAAGACTTTCAAGCCGAACTCTGCGATGACCATGCGCTTCTCAGCGTCACCAGTCTTCGCCAACTCAACTTGTTGGATTGGACGTAGGTAGCAGACAGATGCGTACTCTGGGTCTAGCAACCATGCGTCACGCTCACGAGAGAAGCGGTTAGCAACAACATTCAATGTGCCGAAGTCTGACAAGTAGACGTCAGCCGCACCGATGATTGTTGTTGGCGCGTCTGATGGCGCTTGGTAACGCTGTGCCGCGATACCTGCGAAGCCTGATACAACTGTCTTGTTGTGTGGGCCTACCATCAAGATGCTTGGCTGACCGCCAGAAACGAACGCCTGCTGCATTGCGTCTTTCAGCATTGTCTCAGTGAAGTCACGCTGAGTGCCGTCTGTACGTGCAGTTGTACCGTCGCCAGTTGTCAAACCGCCGCCTGTGCCGACGTTCTCGTTAGTCGCAACCCAAGCGCCCAAGCCGCCTGTCTCACGAGCTGTTGAAGAGTTACCAGCAACTTGCGCGTTGTTCGCAGTCAAAACTGCCTCGATGTCGCGCTTCAACTCTTTACCGCGCTTCGCTAGCTGGTACGCAAGTTCGTCGTTGCGGCCTGCTGTGTCTAGCGCTGAGTAGTTGTCAGCAACGATTGTGGTGCGACGGCGGATGTGTGTGTAGTTGCCTACACGGCTTGTCGCCGCTGTGCTGTCGAATGATGACACGTCGTCACCATCGATGACTGCAGTTGTGCTTGTTGAAGCCAAGCTGTCAGTCTGCCACTCGAAGTAAGTGTTGGCTACGCTTTCTGAGCCAATGTTAGATTGTAGAGGGACTTCCTCTGGTGAAATATTCGCGATCACGTCTGCAAGACTTTCGCGGATGCCCACACCGTCATGCGATGTGAATGTGTTTGATACGATAGCCATAATGGCCTCCTAGAGTAACGATTTAATTGCAGCCGCAGCATCTTGCATGCGACCAGTTTGACGTGCGCGCTGTAGCGCTTGTTGTTGCTCACTTCTAGGTTTAGGCTGCGAACCACGAGATCCAGCTTTTAGCGTCTTTCTTGGCTTCTGCGTCTTCGGCTTTTGCTTAGCCTCCGTTGCGCGTGTCTGGCCTTGATCGTACAGCATTGCTTTCCTCGCTAGCTTCACAAGCGTCGCATTCGTTAGACCATTGACATCTTGCTCAGTGAAACCCTCGTTTAAGAGGAATGAGCGAAGGTCTTTAGCCTCTTTAGACGCGACAGCAGTGTCACGCCATTCTGGAATGATCTCAGGCAGAATTTGGCGCTGCTCCTCGAAGTATCGAGACTGCATTTGCTCCATGCGTTGCTGCTCTAATTGAGCCATACGCTGACGCTCAGCTTGGACTGCCTCAAGTTGAGCTGCGCGCTCCTCTTGCTGCTTTCTCCACTGGCGTTCTGCCTTCGCTGCCATCGTGGGGTCTGTATCGTACAGAGTGTCCCAGTCGGGCTCCTGTTCAACCGGTTGCTGCAAACGCTCCTGCAGTGCAGGTAACATCTGAGCGTATTGAGCACGTTCACGTTCAATCTCTTCAGCTTGTGCGGCCATCTCACGACGGGCTTCCGCTAGCTCCTGAGTTTTACGTGTATAATCCCGATGCCTCAGATTTCCGCGTTTTAGCTCCTCGACGGTAATCTCTTCTCCATCTACCTCGACCGTGGCCGCCAGTATGTCGAAAGATGCGTCGCCTTGCTCGTCGGCTTCGTCTTCGCTCTCGTGATCGCCTTCGTACTCTGTATCGTACTCTTGAGAGTACTCTTCAGCGTTCTCTGGCATTTCGGCATCCGCCTCAACGGCTTCAACCTCAAGCGCCTCAGTGTCTGTCACGTTATCCTCTTGGGGCGCGATCATGTCTCTGATGGCATTTTGTGCTGTGTTCAGATCAGTCCCTAACGGGTTGTTGGCTTCTGACATTGCTATAGCTCCATATTATGCGGCTATTTCTACTTTTTTTCAATAGTCGCATTATCTTCCATTGCACGCAGCTTCTGGCGAAACGCCTGTACACCGCGCAGTTTCATGTAGATGTCCTCTCGGGCATCTCTATCGCCGGTGCTCGTCGACTTGAACTCCTCCCAGCAATGCTGCTCCGTCTCATCCAGAAAACGTATGAGATCGGTGTCACGTAAGAGACGGGCAGCCTCCTGCCCGTCGTCTATGATTTGCTGCTTAGTCTTCACCATCTATTCCACTCTTTATGATGTCGGCTTGCGCCTTCATCACCTCCCGATTAATTGCCAACTCAGAGCGGATCTGCTCCACGTTGAGTTGCGTGCCATACTTGGCCTTCATTTCTTCTGCCTTCACGAACAACTCCGCATCCAGCTCGTCACGCTTGCGATCGTCTTCCATGATCATCTTCTCGCGTCCAAGCTGCAGCTCGGCTGCCTTCTTCTGGATGTCCGCTTGGATCTGCTGAATTTGCACCGCGATCAACTGCTCGTTGATGTCCGGTTTATCCTCCTGCGGCGGCGCTTGGAACTGTGCAGGATCTGACCAGAATTGCGATGCATCCTTGAAGCCCGCAAGCTCCGTCATAGACTTCAATGTGTTGGCTAGCTTACTCATGTCTGTCAGCGGATTAACTGGGCCCATCTGCATGATGGCCTCTTTCTGCATGTCGCTGATTTGTCGCATCATCATCATGCGCTCACTATCTGAGCCACGGCCAAGTGCGACGTTAATCGTAACGTCCATGTTGGCGTTCCACACGCGTGGGTCAATCGGCACAAACTCGTTTGTCAGGCGAACCATACGCGCACGGTCTTGGTGCGTTGTCAGAAGGTGCAGCACAATCTTGTAGAGCTGCTTCATTCCGGTTTCAGCAAAGATACGCGCAATCAGCTCAATGTGCTGCTGTGCGGCGCTGACAGTCGCCTGAACGGCTGCCGCGGTAGATGATTGCAATGCACCCGCATCCAAGCCTGCAGACGCCTTTGAGATGCCTGTGCGGGCCTCTTTGATCTCGTCCATGTACTGCAAAACCGGAAACGCCTGTTGGCCAACAAATGGCATCGCAAGTGGCTGCACTTGACCGGCGGAACGCTGGCGGATAATGGCGCCCGTCTCAGTTGAGAGGACGTCCTCGATATTAACCATGCCCTCGGTGATCGCCATGCGTGGGTGAATAGACATCGCCAAGCTGTCGAGCGTATTACGCATGATCGACGACTTAATGCGCTGGATGTCCATGACGGTATCCGCGATCGACATGCCAAAGAAGTCGTGCGCCTCTGGGTCTGGGCAGAACACAGCAAACGGCACCATCGCGCATGGCTCGTTCGCTAGGATCGTATTTCCGTCGCCAGCGGTGCACACTTTGCGCAGTTCCGCGATGCCGTCTCCGTCGTAGTCCACCTTAATGTAGTTTTCGACGTAGAGCACCTTCTTCATCGCCGGATCGTAGCGCTCGTTCATTTCGTTGGTGAGCGCCTTGTTACGTGTGTAGCGCTCGACGTTTGTCTCCATCTCGTCATACGCGGACGCGAGGGAAGACACTTCGTCATAATCGTAGCCCATTGCCACGAGTTCAGACACGGTCACGACGCGTCTGTGTGCAACGTAGTCGCTGTCCTCAAGTGACTTTGCCTCGCGTGAAATCAGGAACTCTTCCGGCGGCACTGCCTCTAAACGAACACGCCCGTCTGGGTGCACGTAAGTCATGCGCACGGCGTGCACTGATGGAGGCGGTACGATTTCGCCAGTCATTGGGTCAATCTGCGGCTCGCCAACCATCTCGGATGCGACGATTTCAACTTCCGCGTCGGGATCCGCCATTAACGCGGCAAGCGCGTTATCGTCCAAGCCGGTCAAATCGTGCGTCTCAAAGCGTGTCTGGTCATCCCAGTAACACTTCAGTATGCCAGCCTTGCGAATTAACGCGTCCTTAAACGCGGCGTGCATGTGCAGGAAGCCGTTGTTATCACGATTGATGATGTAGTTTGCGTATTCCGTCGCCTGCTTGGCGGCGTCAACATCTTCTGGGCCTTGCGGGACGTATTCAACTGTGCGCTCGGTGCTGTGGAATATGCGCATCAGAGACGGGATAATCGCCTGCACGGTGTCGCGCACGTCCATGGAAACAACTTGGCTGCGGCCCTCTTCCTCATTGCCAAACGGCTCGCCGCGGTAGTATTGCGTCGCCGTGGCGCGTACTGGAGAGATCCAGTTGTCGATGTAGTCGATCGCGTCCTCGATCTCCTTGCCGACAATGCCCTGCAGCTCGGCGTCGTCCATCTGGTCAGGGTTTAGCTCGGCTTCGATCTGCGCCGCGAGTTCGTTGATTTTGTAGTCCATATTAGCGCTCCAGTCTGGCCAAGTAGTTCAAGATGCCATCGATAACTTGCGGCGTTAGCTCTTGTGCTGGCATTTTCGTCTTAATTGCGTGTGTCATATTTGCTTCAGTCAAAGGGTTGCCACGTTTGTCTAGGTTACCACTAATTGCGTCGTAAACGTCCTTAAAAATAAGTCGCTGAGGCACAGGCTGCAATGACCCAAGGTAATCACCCGTAATTTGTGTGTTATATGTTGAGTGAGGCACACGCGCCGTTGGCTTGTCGCCCTTGGGTGTATTAAACATCAAAGGCGCGCCTGTATCAATCCGGCTAACCCCAAGTCCAAACATACCAGACGGCAGCTCATACTGCGTAGGGTCTGTAACACTTTTTCTTGCTTCAGCGGGGCTCGGCAATCCTGCGTCCTGCATGGGTCGGCTATCCATCAAACGGATAAACGATTTGCGGTTTGGTGATGACGTATTTTTGACCCAGTCTCGCAAATCCGGAGAAAGCAAGCCAACAAAAGTTGGGTCGAGAGCCTTCATCGTTTTATCGAAATCTTTTGCGGTCTTTTTGGTAATCTTTGAACCTTTTACCAGTTCAGCGACTGCTTCTCCAGTAAATGTCGCAAAGTCATTCGCGTCTGGCGCCATGCTGCCGGTTACACCTAGAATATCACGCCCTTCAAACTGACGTTGTGCTTTATCAGCTTCTTTCGAGAGGCGTGTAATAATATTCTGGTTAGACGCCCAAATTGCACGATCTTTTTGTGCGGCTGGGCCAACTTTAAAATCAACACCCCCCTCCGTATAAACTGGCGCGTCAAATTTGTAATCATTAACGCCTTCCACAAGCAGACCCCTAGACGTGCGGTCGCCGTAGAAGGGTAAAACAACTTTCCCTTCCATGTCTTCCCAGTTCATAGGTCTTCGCGCTAAGTTTTCACCTAAATCGCGCTGCTGTACCTCTACTTCGGAGAACGGACGACGCATTTTCGTTTTCTGGTAGCCAAACGGGTCTAGCTGCTCTTTTGTCAAAGGCTTATCGAGCGGAGGGCCACCGTTATCGCCAATCGTCGCTAAAACACCGGCTGCACGCGAACGGTTTGCACCTAAGATACTAGGATTAACAACACGAATGCCAAACTCTGGGTCAGGATACTCAATCGCGTCTATCCCTGCATCTAACAAACCTCGCTGTATTTGCTCATAGGAAGCATCGGCATCTATCTTGCTTTCTAAGTCATCTATAAACTCATAAAGCTCGCTTTCGCTGATTATATTCGCTTTATCTAAGTCTATATCAAATTCAGAGATAGAACCGCCGCCGCGCATGTTTCTGTAGTATTCAGCAACATCAGGGTTGTCAGTCACGCTAAAGCCAATCGGCGTACCTTCTGGGTCTGGGCGCATCTCCACATCTGATGCACTTAGCTTTTTAGGGCCGCCATGATAAACGCGCATGGTATTTGCGCCCAACGACCCCGCAGGTTTAGGCGCGAAACCTCCTCCAAGCATTGCGGCGCCAGCAGCGCCGAACGCCTCACCGAGCATATCCTCTTGCGGGATCAAGCCTGCTTTGGACGCTCTAATAGTGTCGCCACCCTTTATGAACGGCTCCAACAAATTACCCACAAAAGGACGTATACCCTCGTAACGCAGCGTATCAGTGCCCATGACCGGCTCTTTAGAAAGCAATCCGCCAAGAACGGGACGGCGACCTTGTTGCGCAAGTCGGTTTCTGTAAGCACGATTTGTCGCAAAGAAGTCATTGAACAATCCGCCGTAAGCGGTTGCCTCTCTAGCGCGTCTTATTTCTTCAGCCGTCGCCATCATTCACCTCGTGCATATTCTGAGATGTAACGCAGCAAGCCTTTTGTGGCTCCAGCGCGCTTATCGGGAGAACTTAGTGGGTTTAGGATGCCGTATGCAGCTTTACCCCCAGCACTAATTTGCCCTAGCAAATTGTTTTCACGTCCGGCTTCTTGATAGTCTGACAGTAAATCGCTAAACAAGTCTTCTCCGGCTTCGTAGCTGTATGGGTAATACACGCCCGCGGAAGCACCTGCGCGTGGCCCTTTTTCGAGCATCTGCTCAATCATGAAGGCGCGCTCTGGCCCTTCCTCTGTGCCTTCTAACGCACGCAGCGCACGCAGGATTGTTGCGTCAGAGTACATATGCCCCTCTACATCGTCCTCGCGCGGACGGTAGGCATTATATTCGTCGCCAGTGATATCGACGTATAGCTTGCGTAAAAATGGATCCATCACCACTTCACCTTGTTTGCCCAATACGCCGCGGACATCTTGCCCTTGGCTATGTTTTTCGCATGGCGCGCCTTAAACGACTTGCTGCGCGCCGTAGTTTTCTTGTCGCCGCTGACACCCTGCTGGCCAAAGCGGATCGTCTTAACCTTGTCGCCATCCTTCGCCACCACGACGTGCGATTTCGTCGGGTGCTTGGGCGTGCGCTTTGGCTTATTATAGCCAGATACGCCGACACGAGATAACCGAGCATCTTTCTTCTTCTCAGGCATCAGATTGACTTCTTTAACCTTCCAAGGCAAACGCCGGCCTTTTTGCACGCTGCAGGTGTTGGGCAGCCTTTACATGGGATGCCAGTGGTCGTTGTCGCGGACATCACTTCTTCCTCTTCTTAGCTTTTGCCTTTTTAACAGCCTTTAAGTCGGCTGCGGTAATCTTCTTACGGTTGCCAGCCATCGCGGCCAACTTCTTCTGCTTGGGCGAGTATTTGCTATATGGCATTACGACTGAACCTTCTTTTCCCACTCATAACATTTCACTTGCACGATCGTATGTGTCGGATAACGCACTTGCAGCGATATGACGCCGTTTTGCATGAAATCCGCAACGCATTGTTCCTCAGTCGCAAAGGCTGGGCCTCCAATCGCAAAGCAGTTAGCCTGCGTGCATAAAAGAACAAACGCCGTAAACATTACATCACTTCTTCGCCTTCTTCTTCGGTTTCTTCGCGGTCTTAGCCGCTGCCTTAAACGCTTTCGCGCTCGGAGCGCCCTTCGAACCGGCCTTGCGCATCTTTTCGCCAGATCCCGCAGCAATGCGCTTACGCTTGGCGTGGATGTTCGCATACAGTCCCTTCTTGGGCATCGTGAGCTCCTTTTAACGCGTTATGCACATAATACAGGAAAATCGTTGTAAATAAACCCCGCGCGTGGGAGGCCGCGCGGGGGAGCCTTGCAGCTCTTGCGGCGTGGGAGGGAGGAACCGCATAGGCATTTTTTACCATTTCGCGTAATTTTTCGCAATTAGAGGGTTGTAATATCATTGTGTTAACATTATGCTAACAGTATAACTTAACAACAGCAGCGCTGGGAGGCGCATTCAAATGTCAAAACATTACACATACAACGACGGCGGACGCGCAGCGTCAGGGCGTAAAGGCACAACTGGAGACTGCGCCGTTCGCGCCATGGCGATCGCGCTTAGTCTAGATTACGACGATTGCTACAAAGAGCTGGCGCAGGCCAATAAAGACAACGGGCGTGCAAAATCTGTCCGCCACGGCGTCATGAAAGACGTGTATCAAGCCGTGCTCGCACGTTACGGCTGGGTCTGGATGCCAGCGCCAAAGTTTGACGGACGCAAAGCGCGTTGCTCAGACATGCCTGCCGGCACAGTAATCGCGCGCCAGTCACGCCACTTTGTCGCCGTCGTCGATGGCGTACCACAAGACATCTTCGACAGCTCTGAAAAGATGGTCTACGGCTACTGGCAGAAGGAGGCAAAACAATGACATTTTTCTACGCGCTCATCATTGAATACGCTTTGCAGGGGCATCCCCTGCAAGCACGCATGTACTTCAACAGCTCAAAGGCGTGTTCCGACGCTCTGAGGGCTGCGGAGAGGCTGTCAGACGCTCTGGAGGCGGATCTTCTCTGCGTCAACACCGGCAAGCTGTCAGCATCAATACGGCCAAAGCTACGGCCAAGCAACTAACACCATGGGCGCCTCATCAGCGCCCACCGTAAGCCATGAGTGCGGGGGCGGGTTTTTACCTCATGTATTTTACCGCCAAACCATGGCAGCGTGAGCCAGTCGGACATTTGCTGGTGATCACGTAGAGAGGGGCGCTTGGTTCACGCCCCTCTTTTTACCAACTCAACGGGAGGACGATATGACAATACAACGTAGAAAACTAACGCAATCAGAGAAAAACGCGATCAGACATGCGTGGAACAATAAATGCGCATACTGCAGAAACGACGTCGCTGTTAACGAATATCACATTGACCACATCGTGCCTAAATGCGCCGGCGGGAGCTGTGATATTGAAAACCTTGCTCTAAGCTGTCTAAAATGCAATTCGCAAAAAGCAGGAAACAGGCTGCCGCGCATGCACGAGGGGCTGCTACTCGCGACCGCAAGTAGAAAAGCTGAAAAAGTGCACAACGCGATGAAGTCAACACAGGTATCAACTGGCAAACTTCTAAACGTGTTTCTGTCTAGTATCGCAGACACTATAGACGGATACGGATACGAGATTGAAAGTATCCAAGTGCCAATAAGAATAAACACAAACGACGGCGTCGAGGAAAAGCTCGTTACCGTGCCGCTTGGGGGAGAGGTTTACGAAAAAGCTAAGGCGTACGAAATGCGCGCATTCAATAACCGTGAAGACTATTTTTTTGTGATTAAGCAGATAATGTCGTCGCATAACGGAGCCGTCAAAAGAGTGCAGCTAAAAAAAGAAGCCAGCGCTCAAATTGGCGCGTCCGAACGCACTATAAACAAGTTTATAAAGCTAATGGTCGATGACGGGTTAATGTTTTACTGGAATAAACACTGCTACCAGCACGACCCGTTCAAACGCTAAACCACCCCACGTATCCCACGCTTCAACGGCTTGCTCCACGCGCCGGACGACGCGCGGCCATACGCCATCGTCGTGTGGTCGTTTGCCAGTGACAAGCACACAGCGTCGGCGCGGTCAGGCGAGTTCACGCCACGCTTCTTCATCGCCTCCTTGCTCTCAACTTGCATCTTGCCAGACGAGGTAAAGTGATACCGCGGCGCCGCAAGATCCGCATACAACGCGTCATCCTTCGGCAGCTTAACGTCCATGCCCTCTAACCACTGCTTCGCCTTAAACCACAGCTCAGCGCGCAAGTTGATGTACGTCTCCTTCTGCGAAGACCGCTCCGACACGTTCAAGCCACGCGCCGGCAGGTCAAGCTCCCGCAAACGATCGAGCACGCCCGCCCCAAAGCCATTACTATCAACGATGATCTCGACCGGACGCTTGGACGGCGGCAGGGCATCGTACTCCGCCTTCACGGCGCCAGTGAGCTGCATCAAATCGAGGTTACGCCAGACCGTCAGCGGATGGATTACTGGGCCTTGTCGTTTGCATAACACGCTGCTGTCGTTGCCCTGCCTCGCAACGTCCAAACCCCATATGGCTGGCGTGTCGTCGCTCAGGCGGATCTCGTTGTTCATCGCGTGCTCGATCAACGAAACCGGAATAACCGTGTCCTCCTCACTCGGGGGAAAGTTGCCAAGTACACGCACATGATACGCCGGACTGTCCTCGCCGTAACGCTTCTTCATGTCCTCAACGAAATCCTCGCTCACGCGCGGGCTTGTAACGCAGCTCACATGCATCGTGTACCAGTCCTCACGCAAACGATTGTGCGTGTCATAAAAGAAACCCGTGTTACGCGTCGGGTTGCCCGTCAGAACCGTCGTCGCATTGTGGCCAGACATTGAGCCTGACGCGGCCTCGAAGACGGCATTCGGTACGCCAGACGCCTCGTCGGCGATGAGCAGCACGTTTTCGCTGTGGACACCCGCTAACGCCTCCGGCTGCTCGGCGCGTGACGTCCTGCACGAAATAAACGTGGCCTCCGGCTGGCTCTTCAACTCAATGCGATCACTCTTGATTTCGAGGAGGTCGTTAAACGGAGGCTTTAGCCGCTTGGCCACGTTCTTCATCTCCGCGAAGCAGGCGTCAAACAACTGGGAGCTCGTAGGGGCGGTCACAACGGTCTTGCTCGGGATGCGCATCAACACGTGCCAGATGGCCGCCATGGCGACGGCCGTCGACTTGCCTACACCGTGGCCAGACCTAACGCTGATGCGTCGCTCCGCAGGCGCTGCGATGGCGTCCAAAAGCTCAATCTGCCACTCGTCCGGCTCGATGCCGATGACCTCGCGGGCAAACGCGACGGGGTCGTCACGGTAGCGACGCATTAACGTAATGAACGGGTTATCGTGGGATTTTTTTTGCGGGGTCATGTTAACACCTGATTACGGAAAGGGGGGCGGGGGTGCGTGGAGGGGTCATTAGCAAAAGCACCGGCGCGATCTGCGCGAAGGGGGGGGTCAAAACGCCGCGTCTGACGCCGGTATGCAGAAAACGCATGGCAAAACGCAAGTCGTATAACAGCTATTATGTTAAAACCTTGGTAAGTCATTGCTTTATAACGCTTTTATTTGTGACTGAGTTATGCGCCACGCGCAAACCACAAGATGTTGTGTCTCTGCCGCGTTGCAGCGCGTCGGCGGATTGACTTAATTGAACGCTTGTTCTATTCGCGCGCACACGTGTGTGACTGTGAGCCAGTGTGCGTTTTCTCCGTCTACACGTCATCACGATCCTGCTCCATTTCGAGAGCACGCATCAACACCTGACGAAACCCGTGCTCAAAGAAAAACGCGTAAAGCTCCTTCGACATATCCACGCTCAGCGTCGCAGAGCCATCCTCGTGCTCCGTTATATCGATCACCTTGATCTCGTTATGCGTCGTCATCGTCTACCTCCACAGCTTCACCCTCAATCACGTCGCCAAGCAACTGCGCAGCCTGCGCGTGCAAGTCGTTCACGCTGATGTTGATTGCCACGTCACGTTGCCGCGTGTCGTACTGCGCGTTCAACTTCGACGCCATCCACTTATCCGTATCCACTTGCAAGCGCGCTACGTTGACCATCGACGGATCTGTGTTCTGCGCCGTATCGACTGCACGCTCTGCGTAGTAATGCCCAGCCTCCAACTGCGCAGACGCGTAGCGATCACGTCTGCCAGCCTTAGCGTCTAACCACTTCGCCCACAGCTTGTACCCGATCTTCTGCTCTGCCATGATTTTACGTATGCTCTTGCCGCGCGCGATCTGCTCGAACAGCTCGTCCTCGCCTATCTCTTCCAACGCCGCGATCTTTGCCTTGCCGACTTCACCGACCATCGCTGACGATCTCCCCTACCAACGCGGCGTAGCCGCAGATGTCGACCCAGTGATCCTGCTTGCGTGGCGACGTCTTACTACGCGCTATCTTTAGCAGCATCATCATGTTGGCCACGTCGACCACCGTGAAGTCGTGATCCAGATAGGACGACCACAACGCCGCGATCGTCTGGAAGTTGTCCTTTGCGTCGCCGTAGTCCGCGTCACGCTCACCGCTGATCACGCCTTCTGCTATCGCCAGTATCTCGTCTCTCGTTACCATGGAATGTCATCTCCTCCTAAATCCCAGTTGATACGATCGTCTCCGTCACGCACCATGCGCGTCACCTTTGCATTCGGAAACGTGTTGAATGCATTGTTCAGGAAAGTCTCCGTCCAGTCAAATAGCAACACACGCGCCGCGTCTTCGAAGCTGTAGACGATCCAGCTTGGATACTTCTTCCGCAGCTCCGCCGCCCCGTGCAATGCGAAGCACACGATTACCTCCTCACACTGCACACAATACGCATGCGGCGGCAGCGGCTTATGCCCCGCATCCTCCGCAGCTTTCTCCAGCACGTCCCACGCCCTCATGAGCTGCGTTGCTATCTGATTAGTGCCAACCACGTCATCCGCATCCACACGCTCCCTGAGCGCCTCGTATGCCGCCTCGAAGCGGCCAGCTAAATCCGGAGACACCAGATCCGGCAACGTATCGCCCCACCGCTCTATCTTCGTCTTCGCCTTTTCATCGAGCGGACGCAACTGCCCCCACACGCCAGCACTGATCCTACGCTCCTCACTATTCAGCGTCCCACGCGCCTTCACGTCCTTATAGCCAACCCTCGCCTTCGTCGCTTTCTTTGCCATGCCAGCAAACTCCTTCCACGTTCTTCCTCAGTTACATTCACCTCAGTCCGTATCTTCCTCCTCAGTTACGTATATATACGTAAACACTGAGGAGGAGATAAAAACGGCCTCTTTTACCTCACTTCCTCAATCCACCTCACTTTAACTGAGGAGACTGAGGAAGCATAAAACGCCACCCGAAAACGCTAGTGATACGTCCCCGAGAAGCCCTGTTTCAGTAGCGCTTGGTTAAGCGCCTGCGCCATGCACACGTCGGCCATGAGCCCACGCAACACCTCCATCACAAATGTCATATCGTCGCTGGCCTCCGACATAAGCGGCATCTCATCTGCGCACCACTCGATGACCGCGCCCTCGACTTCCTCGTCCCACACGATGCGCCCTAGCTCTAGGCGGTCGTCCTCGTCTGCATGGATCTCACGTACTATCTGTGTCATAGCTTCAGCTCCTTAAAGTTTGCTATGTCAAAGTGTACCATAGGCTCGATGTCTTGTGGATCGTCTCTGCGCGTCGTGCCGCCCATTTCCACATGCATATTCTCGTGCGCTGGCGGAAGTTGTGCGATGCCGGCTTTGTCAGACCACTGCACGGCGAGGAAGCAGGGTAAGCCCGTCGTCATCGTGAGTGAGCGCGCCTGCATCGCCTTGTAGAGCGACAGCATGTACGTTGGATACCTGTGCATCGCCGTCTTTCGCTGTCTGGCCTCCACGAACGCGACCGCACGCCCGTCGCGCATCGCCATGAAGTCGAGAGACAGCTTTATTGGCATCTTGCGTAGGATGCAGTTGTAGTTGACCTCGATCAGATGCGCCAGCTTGCGCTCGTTCTTGCGATCCTCGGCGGTTTCGTAAAACGGTCTAGTCATGATCCCACTCCTCGCAAAATAAGCCGCACTCAAAGTCCAGATTTTTCATTGGCTTTCCGAGTGCGTCTGGGTGAAGCTCGTCCAAGAATATACGCTCGTTGTTTACACGTACCAACTTCGCTCCAAGTTCCCGCGATTGACTGGCGCGCTCTTCAAACACGTCTGGGTGCATCTTTCTGACGTGGTTCCAGTATGTCGGAGACGACGCCTTAACGCAGCCTATGCAATTTGCGTTTGGATAGCCCATCTTGTAAACGCGCGGAGGCTTTATGCCGTTAGCACGCAGTAACTGATAGCAGTCTAGCTTTGAATACTGTGCATCAATTAGCACTGGCAGAACGTTTTCTCGCTCAGTGCGAACGAAACGCTCGTGACGCCCCTCCTCTTCCGAGGTGAAACCTAGCACATGAAAGTCGACATGGTTCTTCGCCTCCCATTGCTGCCGAGCCTCCTTCTTCAGTAAAAGCGTACATGGTGCGCCAGCAACGCCAGACATAAACTTGCGTTTAGCCCAGACGTCAACGGCTGAAGCGCTTGGGAACTTCTCGTTTGTGCATATCTCAATCTCTTGGCCAATCCAGTCTTCGACGTCGCGTAAGAAGCGGCGATTATCCTCGTCCTCCTCCGCCACAGGGTTGTTAATCACACGCACCTCGCAAAATTCGCCATACTTCTTTATTGTCAAGTGCGCTGCCACTGCACTAGCGGCTCCACACGAAAACCATACTGCAATAACTTTTTTAGTCATAGCCACTCGTCTCCCTCTGTTAGCTTTGGCGCTGTTCGATCGAGCGCAGTGCGTCTGAGCCGATGCGTCCAGCCTTTACGATTTGTTATCGATATGATGTGCAGGTGATGCACGCCGAGCAAGTCAGCCAGCTCACGCGCCGTGATGTCCCACTCGCGTCGACTGGCGTAATAATGGATCTGCGCGGCCATGGCTTCCATCTTAGGGTTAAACGTTTCCACATTAGCCCCCTATCTCCGACGCGCTAATCCACTCGCCCACGACGACGCACTGCACGTCACGCCCCTGCCGTTTATCTGGCCACTCTTCCACCTTTAGCACGCCCGTCTCAATCCACTTGGCCAAGATAGCCTTCGCCTTCGCCTTCTCGTGCTTCTTGTCCATGTCAAGGTCGAGCTGCACGGCGACGCACTTACCCGCCCAATGGTTCGCACGCGCGTCTAGCCGGTACGGTTCCTGCCGCTCGGCGGCCTGCCCGATCAGGCGCTGCACGGCCTGTGCGTCGCGTGCGCTGACCCCGTCGAAGAGGTCGGGCATTTTGAACGGAACGCAGACGCCCACGTATTCGCCGTTTGGCAGCTCCACCCCGTGCATGCGCCTGTACACAGCCTTCGCCGCCGGTGGCGCGAGGTTCGCCTTGCCGTCGTCGACGCGGAATATGCCGAGGCTCTCCTGCTCGTTCACGCCGAGCTTTAGGGCGTCTTCTTGGCTAACCTTATTGATGACGCGCGCCGCACGGGCTGCTCCGATCAGCGATCCGGCGCCGCGGACGCTGTCGATGGTTGCGTCTTCCCCGTTTGTCTTGCGTATGTGGTGCGTTAATACGACTGCGGCGTCGGTCTGGTCTGCAACCCAGCGCGCTGCCGACACCGCTGCGTTCATCGCGACGTTGTCGTTTTCATTGATGTCGTTGAAGCTGACCCATGGGTCTATGATGACCAAGCCGATTTTGTTTTTCTTTATCATGTCGACCATGTACTGCAGCATGTCTTCGTCCGTTAGGATGCCGTCACGCGTCTGCTTTGCGAACTGGATCATGAGCTCACGTCCGGCGTCGACGAAGAGGCGCCCTTTGATTTCTTCTGACTTGATCCCGTAATGCAGAATAATCGCGGCGAACCGGCGCTGCATTTCCTCTAGCGGGTCTTCGCCGTTGATAACCCACACGTTGCACTGCTCGTGCACTTCCTCGCCAAGTAGCGCGCGCCCGATGGCAATCGATACGGCCTCCACCATCTGCATCGACGTCTTACCGGTGCCGCCCTGCGACGCCAACACGCTGACGTAGCCGCGAATGTAGTGCTTACCATAAACCCAGCGGCGCTTCGGTATGAGCGACGGGTCGATGATCTCGAACTCCGTTGGCCACTGGCGCTCGCTCTGCTTCTGCTGCTCCGCCATTACGGCATAAGGCTGCGCGGTTGCCAGCGCCTCACGCAATTTTGTTTCGCCGGCCTCGCGTAGGTAGTCGTTTGCGTCCTTGACGTTTTCTTGGTCAAGCTGATCGAAGCGCACGACGTGCACCTGCGTGCTGCCGTCACCCTTTAGCACGTCCACGCACTTGTGCACGTCTAAATCCGGATCGGCGCAGATCGTTACGTCTGATGCGCGTGGCGGTGTATACGTCGCCATGCCCGCCTTGCCGAACGTGCAGACGATGGTTGCGTCTTCGCCGACCGCCTGCCTGATGCTGAGCGCGTCCTCTGGCCCCTCCGTAATGCAGATTGGGCGATCGCCTTGCGTTTCGCCGATTTGCATTACATTTCCCGCTAACACGCCGCGTGAGTATTTCGAGATCCCGTTGACCTCGCGCTTCTTTCCGTCTGGCGTGAGAAGCACCTGCTGTATGCCCTCTATCGTGCCCTCCGGCGTTGTCGCGGCGAAGATGATCGCCGGCCCGTCGTATGCGTTTGGCGTGAACTTCGCGATGCCAACGGCGGATGATGCGCGCAGGCCACGCGAGTTGAGGTAAAGCAGCGCAGGCTTTACGGCGTCTAGATTTTCGCGTGTGATTGGCACGGCGCGCTCCCACGCGTCCTGCGCCTTCTTGATTTTGTCGCTGCGATTTTCCTCGTCGCGCACGATCAAGTCTTGGCTTGCCAGTCTGGCGATCAGGCGCTCCAGCTCGCTTGGTATATACGGTTGTATATCTGAGCTTTCTAGCTGCTTTGGGTTTTCGCCTCCGCGTTTAAAACCGCTGCCAATGGTAGACTTTATTTCGAAATCCTTGAGGCCGATTTGCCGCGCCGCAGTGTGGAGCTGCAGGATTGCGTTATCAATGTTGGCTGGTGAGAGGTGCGCGTGCCGCCCGATCGCAAACGCAGCCTTGTTGAGGTTCTCGTTCCGGCCACCTTTCATAGATGCGATGACATCGTGCACCGCGCCGTCGAGTACCTTGTTGAAATATGCTTCTGACATTCGTTTTCCCTGTGCGTCATTGTGCGTGAGGCGCCGTAGCGCCCCACGTTATTACATTTATTAGAACCCGAAGTTGTTACCCTCGGCTGGCGCTGCAGCGGGTGGCGCTGCCGGCGCTGGTGCGGGTGCCGTTGCAACTGGCGCAGGCGCTGGTGCTTCCGGCGCAGGCTCCCCGCCCGCTGGCTTATCGATCCAAGTGCGGATGTTGAACCCGACGTCATACGACGTGCCCTTACCCACGACGACAGGTGTTGTCGACGTCACTTGGACGACCGGCACCTTGCCCATGTTGAACTCTTCCATTGTCTCCGCCTTGTTGTAGAGCTTCGCAATGAACTCGCGTAGACCGTAAGAGTTTCCGCTAAACTCCGCCTCACGCCCGTCAGCAAGCCAACACTTGACGCTAAAGCCTTGCTTATGGCTTTCGCTTGGCTTCGCAATGCTTTGGCTAGGCGATGGCCACGGCTGCCAGTCACGAACGCCCACATCGATGTGAAGCCATCCGAAGACAACCTCCTTGATGTCGCAGGCGAAACCCCGATCCATGTCGATTGTCTCGTCTCCAGCTTCCGTCTTGGCCCACCAGCGGTTTTGCGGCAGGTTTCCACGAATGTAGACGCCGTTGCTTTCTGTGTCACTTGATCCGAATGAAATTGGCATAATGTGTCTCCTTGACTTAGTTTGCCTCTGTAAATTTGAACGACCAAGGCGGGATACGGATCGTCGTCAACTCCCCGTAATTGTAGCCCCACTCGTTGTTGGCTTGCGCTATCGCGTATTGCTCCAGCGCATACTGGACAGCCGCTTCGCCCTCGTTCAGGCTCTCGGTGTCGAGTTCGTAAATTCCTACTTTGTACGGTGCATCCTTCCCGACAGCTATAAATATAAACCGATCCACCTCGTGCCCGTCAAGCTCCATCACCCTGCGGTAGAAGCTCTCCTGAATATGGTATCCAAGATTGGCCGCCTGCTTAGCGAACCCTTCCGGCGATGGATCGATGGTCGTCTTTAAGTCGAGCACGCATGCGATGTCTGTACGCCAACCGTCTGGACGCGCCCGCAGATCCACGCCTGTCAGCGCGTCCTGCGTAAGTACGCTGGCCTCGCAGACGAGGTTGCCAGATAGCATCTCGGCGGCTGCAGGGTTTGCGCGTACCGCCTCTGCCATGCGGCTCACCTGATCGTATTCTTTCGTGTTCAAGATGATCGCGCCAGCCTCGTCGGCGCTTTCCTTGAACTCGTTGTACTCCTTGCCGGCGCGACGTCCATCCCATTGCCAAATAGTGTCCGCTTGGTTTGGCTCAAACACAAGAGTGTGCACTGCGGTGCCGACGATCATCGCCGTCGTCTCCTTGCGCTCACCATGTTTATAGTCGGCGAGTGATTGCATCGCGATCGTCTTTGCGCCTGACGCGGACAGATGCGGCAGCGCGTGATACTCCGCGTTTGATAAGTCGTGATTAACTGCCATCGTATTTCCCCTTCCCGAACAACGCGATTAGCAATGCCTCCGCACGGTGCTCATCCTTCTTGCGTTTTAACTGGCTTGCGAGATCCGGAAACCACTGCTGCGCGAGCCTGCGTGCGGCGTCCTTGTCACGCGGTAAATTAAGCGCACGCTTCCAGTTGTTTGGCGTCACAAGCGTATACGGAGAGCGCGACAGCGCGCATGTAGACACGATCTGGCCGAAGGCGTAGCCCAACTTAAACGTGGAGACGACGCCCTGCTTTGGCATAGCCTGTTGTCTCTCAATGTATATGTGATCAACTTTTTCGACTGAGGTTATGATATCCATTAGTGACGTAACGTCAACTCCACCCTCATCGTATGTTGGCAAGTCGTGAACCTCTGACCAGTCATCGCCTACAAGTGCGACGCCGCCAGTACGATATCCGCAGTCAATTCCGATGATCATCTTTGAACTCGTAACCTGCTTGTTTCAGTAAATCTTTCAGCGAGAGTTCCACAATTAGCGACATACTCATGCGCGTTTTGTCGCTGTAATCGTGCAACGCCTCGTAAACATCCTCACGTATACGCGGGCCAATTTGTTTCAATTCTGGCATATAATCCTCCATCTTTCACACTGTGTTAACACGAATGTCAGATGTGGCGCAATAGTTGTCGATATGTTAAAGTGAGAAAAAAATCAGCGGTGCTTTTTTGATGGAAAAAATCGGGATAATTGTAGCAGTGTTTGCGCAGGCGGCGGGTGTCGTTTGGTATGTATCTATGTTGGCCAGCGGCGTTGACGAAAACACACGTAATATCGCGCGCCACGAGATCATGATCCAGAAGCTAGAAGATACCACGCAGACGCAGGCAATCATGTCTGCTCGTATCGATGAGAACATCCAGCAGATCCGCGTCACTCTGGAGAAAATGGCGGACAAATGATATGGCTATACTTGAGAGCATTGCCGCTGCGAACGCCGCTTATTCGGTTATCCGTCAAGCTCTCGGCAATGGCAAAGAGACTGCGGGACTTATCAGCGCGGTTGGTAAATTTCTTTCTGCGGAAGAAGATGTAAAAGACGCAGTCCAGAAAAAGAAGAATAGTCCACTCACCGCGATTGCAGGTGGCGAGCAGGGCGACTGGGAAGAGTTCCAAGCATTAGAGAAGCTAAGGCAGCAACGTAAGGAGCTGGAAAGCTACTGCCGCCTCTACGCCCCTGCTGGCACATGGGATCGCTGGCAGCAATGGCAGGCAGAGGCACGTAAACAGCGCCAAGCTGCCAAGAAGGCAGCGCAAGCAGCACACGAAAAGAAGATGGAGCAAATCCAAATCGCGGCTGGTATAATACTGGCGGTCACTGGGGTTGTTCTCAGTATTTACTATTTAGGTGTCTACATGGGGAAGTGGTAAATAAATACGTAGTTTACGATCGGAATGGTAAGGTCGTGATTATTACAAGTAACAAGAGGATTGCAGAACACTATGGCAACAATTCTTGACCAATGGCGCGTGTGGCCGCGCGCAATGATGTTAGTCCAGACAGTAGTATACATAAGGTGCATCGAATGGGCATTATCTCAACCGGACTTGAGTACATC